AGACTTTAATGCTATTCCTACGCCAGAACAAGTAAGTGCGGCAAGTGGTGTTAGTATTGAGCCTATAGAAAATATTACATCAGATCATCATGATTGGTTTTTAAGAGAGTTTGAAACTTTTTGTAGGCACAAAGCATTAGAGAAAGCAATTATTGAAAGCACAGATTTATTAGAGAATCAGGACTATGGTGCTGTAGAGACTAAAATTAAGGATGCAAGTCAGGTAGGACTTGTTAAAGATTTAGGGTTAGATTATTTTGAAAATCCTAAAGAAAGATTACAATGGATTAAAGATCAGAGTGGAGCAATTAGCACAGGCTGGAAAGGAATAGATCATAAATTATATGGCGGTATGAACAGAGGCGAAATGACTATTTTTGCTGGTGGATCAGGAGCAGGTAAGAGTTTATTTTTACAAAACTTTGGTGTAAACTGGGCATTAGCAGGTTTAAATACTGTTTATATTAGTTTAGAGCTTAGTGAACAACTTATTAGTATGCGATTAGACAGTATGGTATCTGGATATGGCACAAAAGAAGTTATGAAAAATATGGAAGATGTTGACTTGAAAGTTAGAATGAAAGCCAAAGGTGCAGGTAGATTCCGTGTTAAACAAATGCCTAACGGTGTTAATTGTAATGACATAAGAGTATTTTTACGTGAGTATGAGATATCATGTGGTGAAAAAGTAGACTGTTTACTTGTAGATTACTTGGATTTGATGATGCCTATCAGTGCTAAAGTAAGTGGCAGTGATTTGTTTATTAAAGACAAATATGTATCTGAAGAGTTGCGTAACTTAGCAATGGAAAAAGACTTATTATTTGTAACAGCCTCTCAGTTAAACAGAGGAGCAGTAGAAGAAATAGAATTTGATCATCATCATATTGCAGGTGGTATTAGTAAAATACAAACAGCAGATAATGTTGTGGGTATTTTTACAAGTAATGCTATGCGAGAAAAAGGTAGATATCAAATACAGTTTATGAAAACACGTTCTAGTAGTGGTGTAGGCACAAAAGTAGACTTAAAGTTTGATCCTGACACATTAAGAATAGAAGATTTAGAAGAAGGCGATGAAGATGCAATGACAGTAACAACGTCTAACTTAGTAGATCAACTAAAACGCAGTAACTCTATAAAAGCAGAAGAACCTGAAGCACAAGATGTTATTTCAGGTGCTATGAACATGAGAGAATTTTTTAAGAAAAACGATCAATAGTGATAAATAGCATTATACAATTTAATTGGAGATATTGTGCGTAAAACTCGTAGTATATTGGAAGAGCTAAATCAGATTTCTGTCGACAGAGACAGGGACCATGTCGTGTCTAATAGAGGCGAACATGTAATTGCTAGTGCAATCAGTTTATTAGAACAGATTGATACATACTATGATGAAGCAACTGCAAAAGACCTACAAAACAGGTTAGTCAATAGCATAAAAGGCCGCGATGGCAAAAAATTCTCCAGAGGTATTGGTAAAATTATCAAAGAATCCCAAAAAGAGAATAAAAATGCTAATTAATGATATTATTACTGAAGAAATTAGGCTAAAGGAAGTTTGGCCTTTTAAAGGCGTAACATTTGCTAATAACGGTGATGCTACTTATGACGGTAAAAAATATGTATGGGATAAAAATGCAGGATCCTGGTATCTTCCCGGCAAAAAAGAATTAATTGGTAAATCCAATTCCTTATATAATACCCTTGCAAAAGCACTTCTAAAGCAACAAGCAAAAGTCAATAAGCAGGCCGGCAAAAATCCAGGCAGAGGAAGATTAGCACCAGATACTTATGGTGATCCACTAACTCCTGGAAAAGTACTAAAAAAAGCGGCCGCGGCCGCTGGAAGATACGGAATTGATATGCCTAGTGATGCAGTGGCAGGTGGGATAAAGATGGTAGGAAGAGGGTTGAAAAAAGGATACAATGCATTATCAAAAGCACTTGGCGGTACTCAAAAACCTGTTAAACAGACTCCGGGAACTCCTGGACCTGGATTAAAGAAAGGCGATAAAGTAAGTTTTGTATCCAATCATAGAACATCAAAAGGCAAGCAGGTAATGGCAACAGTATTAGGGCAAAGTAAAGAAAGACCAGAACTTTATCAAGTAAAATCAGATACAAACCCAAATCCTTTCCTTATACCAGCAGATAGATTAACAAAACTTTCACAGGCAAAAGCACCCACACCAGGATCGGCACCACAGACACCCCCTAGAAAGAAAAGAACATCAACATTAGTAGGCCGTGATGGAAACCCTTTACAGTACTAGATATGAAATTTGCAGACCTTACTGAAAGTTTCGTAAAAGAAATTATCTTAGAAGCAGAGGGTAAGAATACTCACTTAGAGCATCTGGAAGATAATATTTTTAATAGAGGATTTCAAGGAGCCAAAGAAGCAATTGACTATCTTTATAGTTTACATGACATGCTTGAAGGCAATACAAAAACACCAATCAGTATGACAACCAAATGGGACGGTGCTCCAGCCATTATTGCAGGTAAAGATCCCCAGACAGGAAAGTTTTTTGTAGGTACAAAAGGAGTTTTTGCTCAGAGAAAACCTAAGATTAATTTTACAGACAAAGACATAGAGGAAAATCATCCTGCAGAAGGACTTCAGGTAAAACTTAAAACAGCATTAAGAAATTTAAGGAAACTAAACTGGAATACAGTTGCTCAAGGCGATATGCTTTACAGTAAAAGTGATTTAGAAACTACAAATATTGATGGCGAAGAAGTACTAGTGTTTAAGCCAAATACTATTGTATATGCAGTACCTACTGATAGCGACTTAGCAAAGCAAATAAGTAGTTCAGAGATGGGTATTGTTTGGCATACCGAATATAAAGGTGGACCTACACTTGCAGATACTCAGGCATCTTATGGATTCGATAGTAGTCAATTAGGGCAAACATCTAGTGTGTGGCACAGAGACGCAATTATAAAAGACTTTAGTGGTACAATTACATTAACTAAAGAAGAGAGTAGTGATGTTTTAGATGCAATAGCCATGGCTAATAATTATTTAAAATCTATAGATTCAGATACATTTAAATGGTTAGAACAAGGAAATGACTTAATTGGTAAAGATTTTTTACAGCAACTTAAAGCTCATGTAAATAATAATATTAGAGCAGGAGCATTTGATCAACCTGTAAAATTTGCACAAGGTTTTGTACAAAAGTATATAGACTTTATGCAAAAGAAAATAGATGGTTATAAAACTCAGGCAAAGCAAGACGAGATGACAGACAAATTAGTACAGGGTGTTAAATTCATAAAACAAAATGTACCACAAATAGTTGCAGTTTATGATTTGTATTTAAAAATTATAGAAGCAAAAATTAAAATAGTTAAAAAGTTAGAAACAATTAGGCAACTACCAACATTTAAAGAAACTGAAAATGGGTATGAGGTAACAGGCGAAGAAGGATTTGTTGCTGTAGACAGAATGGGCAATGCATTAAAACTAGTAGATAGACTGGAGTTTAGCAGATTGAACTTTGGAACAGGAATGCCAGGCAAATAAAATGGAATTCAAGTTAATAGATAACGAAATATCAGAAGCAAGGTTGTATAGAACAACATCAGGCTTCAATCAACTTACTGGTCAGTCTGTAGCAGAATTATTATATTTAAATACACTAATTACATTTTTATTGTCTAAAGACGACAAGCAACAGGACTATGCTAAGTCCTATGCAAAGCAATCTACTCAGTATGGAAGGTACACATTATTTAGAAGCCATGCTACTGATTTATATTTACTGGCATATCTGGTCTCTAATCCAGAAAGTAAAAGTGTTAAATTAAGAGATAGAATTAGCAGTACAAAGCATTTAAAGAGTTTAAACTTTGATAAGAGGACACATTGGCAGTTTATGTTTAAGGTCGCTAACGGCAGAGCGTCTGACACACTGGCTAGTCCATATATGTTTAGACTAGAAAGCCAATTAAAAATTAAGAAATCTATGTATAAACAATGGCGTAGGTTAATAATGGATTGGGAAAATTTAAGATATATACAAAGGCAAAGTATAACTACCAGGATAGTACAAGAACTTAGACGTTTAGGCAGAGGCAGTGAGTTAATGGTGCCAATGTCTTCTATGCTTAAATATAAAAAATACAGAGTAGCAGACAAGCCTACCAAAGTAGATCCTATGAAAAGATTAGGTGGGACTGTGGCAGGCGCAGTTGCAGGAAGGTATGTAGGTAAAAAAATTGCTAAAAAATTCGGTAAAAAGGTAGATAAATATAAGAGAGCAGGAACAGGACTAGGCGCAATAGCAGGTTATTGGGCTAGTGGAAGGCAAAAACAGAAATGAAAATAAATGAAATAATAGTTTCAGAATTTGTGGCAGGAGGACATGGTACTGGTTCAAGTCCTTCTTCCAAAGCGGCTAGAGATTCAGAATCCAGAAGGGCTAACCTAGAATACAGAGAATTAAAGAAATTCAGTACTGAATTTGCTAACGAATTTTTAAACCAGTTTAATCTTATTGGCAGAACCAGTGTTGATGTTGCATATCAGAAAGCCGCAATTACATTTGCAAACCGTGAAGCAAATAGTAAAGATGAAAGAGATCAAATTATTAATGATTTAAAGAAGTTTAGAAGTGCAATGCCTACGCAAATTGACAAAAAGCAAAAAGTAGTCTCGATTGATAGGGCTCGTGGTGCACAGTTGGGTAATACAAATGCTGTCAGAAAACGTGGTGGACAGGCAGGTAATACAAATGCCGTTAAGCCTGCCAAGCCTGGAGTTATCAAAAGAATTAGAAATGTTGTTGACCCAGTTGTTAAAGCAGTTGGTGATGCCGGCAAAGATCTAGGACAAGACTGGAGAACCGGTAAGGCCTTTGGAGATAAGATAGCAGGAATGCTTTCATCAACTGATAAAATAGCGGCTTCCTATAAAAACAAAAACCCTAAAATATGATAAATAAATGTAACGGCGATATATTCGCTAACAACATTTAGGAGAATTAAAATGGCACAAGCAGATAGAAGAGCGGCGGCGGCTGGTGAGTTTATTGGTAAAGACGTATTTCTTAAGAGTTTTACTCAGCAATCAGGAAATATTTCAGCAACTCAATTAACAGCATTAGTTAGCTCAGTTCAAAACTTAAACCTTTCAGTATTAAAAGTTGGCGCAGTAAGTGGTGCGGCAGTTAATATGATTGTAGAAGGTGCAGATAACCTAGCAAACGGTGACCTAGCAGGACACGTTATTGCAGACGTCTCATTCTAAGTTTATAACTTATTTAAAAAGGTACTTTGATTAGTACCTTTTTTTTGACTAAAAATAGATAAATAAGTGTAACGGAGTTATTTTAACTCCATATTAATTAGGAGAATAACATGGCACAAACAAACCCAAATGCTGACGTAAGAGCGGCAAACAGTTTAGTAGGTACTACTCACATTATGGCAGTTACAGACGTATCTGCAGTATCAGTGAAAGCAGTATGTACAGAAGCACAAAACGAAGGTTTTACAGTTGTAGCAGTTGAAAATGACGTAGCAAATGACGGATGTCACATTGCAGTACAAGGCGCAGGCGCAACACCTTCATTCACAGGTGCAACATTAGTAGTAACATTTAGTTAAGACTAAAAAACTTTATAAAAGATCCCGGCTTTGCTGGGATTTTTTTTGATTATAGATTCGCATAAACCGATAAATAGTAGAACACAGATACACAAATTGGAGATATTATGAGTGCAGGACAAAGAGCAGGAGCAATGGGTAGCAGTGAAGTGCTATCAAGTAATATAGAATATTATTCATTGTTCACAAAGTTGGATATAACCAGCACAGGAGATTTTAGCGACAACACACAAAAAGATTTTGAGAGTGTAGTACAAGTTATAGGATTAAGAGCTCAACCAGTTGTTATGAATAATCCTGTAGCATTAAGTGGATCAGGTGCATTAGTATTAGAAAACTATGGAGCACCGAGTATTACAGGAGCAGGTTGGATATTTAAATTTGCTTTTGAAAGAGAAGGAGTACACACAATAGATACACTTAAAGATGAATTGGATGGAATAGTACTGAACAGTGGTACAATAGATACTAAAAGTTCAGTTAATATGGAATTTACGAAACAAGACTTATTATAGAGTAAAACATGCCTAAGAAAAACGAGCCAGAATTAACGCCAAAGCCATATATAGAAAGTGGCAATATAGAAGCACACATAATTGCAGACATGCTTCGCATAGAATCGATCACGGCAGAATTAAAAGAATTTAAAGAAGTAACAAAAGATAGATTAAACAAATTAGAGAGTTGGATTATTGCTATTGTTGGATTAACATTTACAACACTAGTAACAACAGTGGTTGGTTTATTAATGAAGGTGCTATGAGATTAACAGAAATTACAGATGAGCCTATTATAGAAGCCAGAATGGTCTGGCGTAAAATGGGTAATAGTGTAAAACGTGCTATCAGATGTACAAGTGGTAGACGTAAAGGCAGAGTTGTGAGCAAACCAAGTCAATGTAATGCACCTATAGATTTTAAAAAACGCCTAACAATGAAAAAAACTAAAGCAAGGTTAGGTTCTAGAATGGCTCGTAAGGCCAGAAGAACAAAACGTTTTAATATTCAGAGCAAAAGAGTGGCGGCACTCAACAAGAGAAGATAACATATGAAATTTAGTGATGTAAAAACTTTAGAACATTTGCTCAAAGAATATGGCGGAAGTGCTGTTGGCGGAGGCGGTCATGGAACTAATGCAAAACAAAATAGAACAGTTACTAAAAAATCAATAGCAAGTGGTCCAGATGCATCAACTAGTTCTCCCACAGTAAACGGAACTCCTCAAAAGGATAACGAGCCTAAAGAGCCTATGGTACAACCAGTACAGGCAAAAGATTTAAAACCAGATCTCACAAATCAGCAACCAATGATGATATCAATGCAAGGGAAAAAAGAGCCTTTAGAAGTTTTGTCACCTGTTGATGATGGAGAAAATCCTGAAGCATTAGTTGTTAAAGATAAAAAAGGTAAAGTATTTGCAATAGCAAAAGATGAAGAGGTAATAGAAGTACCTGAAGGTAAACTGGCAAAAATTGCAAAACGAAAGGGTAAAAAATTAAAAATTAGAGATCTTAAAGGTAAAATTAAAAAACTTTCTAAAAAAAGATTAAAAGAAGCAGATCCTAAACTATTTGAGATAAATTTTAATAAAAAAGAGATTGCAAAAAATGCCTTAGATGCTCCAGTTAGATGTGGATTCGAAGCAGAAACATTTTTCTTTAATGTAGATAATAGTAGTAATAGTGATGTAGATGAAATGAGTATTGGCGATGTAGAATACGAATTCGGAGATTTACCAGATTCTGCATATGAAGATTATCGAGATTGGTTATATCAAAAAGGACAAGACGAATACCTTGATGATCTAATAACTGACAAAGTAAATGAGGTCAGAGAAGATGAAGAATACCTAAACGATTTTATTGATAGTGGTGGTGGTCCAAGTTCAGAAGCAGTAGAAAGATACAAAGACAATTTTGAAGAGGAAGATCCTAAAGAATACGAAAACCGTGAAGAAGATGGTTGGGAGTATATAAATTGGGTAAGAGAGTTTGTTGAAGAAGAGTACGAAGAAGAATATATAGACTGGTTAAGAGGTCAAGTTGCTGAAGAAAATGATCTAGATGATGAAGCCACAGAACTTGCTGAAAATGATTACAGCATGGATGATTGGATCAATGACAACTACAGTTACATGAGCAGTTTTCTTGATGACTATGGTTATGAATACAATACACGTGGTGGTTCTGTTGAAGGTGTAGCAGATGAATTAAATGTCTGGATCAGAGATAATAGTAAATTTACAGACTATCCAGACTATGGTGATTACGGTGATACAAACACTACTACTTCTTGGGCAGTTGAAACTGACAGCAGTATCGATCCAGATGAAGGTGCTGGAGCAGAGTTAATATCGCCAGTATTTAGTTCTCCCAGAGATATGCTTTCAGAAATGAAGAGTTTATTTGACTGGAGTGAAGAAAACTTTGGCACAAATAATTCCACAGGCTTACATGTCACAATGAGTTGGCAAGGAGAACCAGATGCTCCTGTGGATGATAACGGTAGAAGAGAAGGCCAAGAACCAAACAAATTAAAAATGGCATTGCTATTAGGTGATGAGTATTTAATGGCAGAATTTAACAGGTTAAGAAACAGTTACACAAAAAGCCAATATCAAAACGTATTAAAATATGCCGAAGGTATGAAACGTGGTGATGCAAAAAGTTTTGAAGAATTTGAAAAGATGCTTACAAAAGGAATAACAACCGATAAATTCCAATCTATACACTTTAAAGACGTAACTGATAGACAGTCAGGAAACAACCTAATAGAATTTAGAATAGCCGGTGGTGCTGACTATAACGAAATGTACGAAAAAGTAGTTAAAGCAGTTGTAAGATATGCTACTATTATGAAAGCAGGATATGACGAAGATGCTTTTAGACCAGATTATGTAAAAGCAGTCAGTAGATTATTGCGTAAGTCACAGGAAATAGACCCTAACAAATTAAAAGACTTAGAGGTACATAATCATCCTGTAATTGACTCTGCAAAAGAAATAGTTGGCAAAAAAGATTATTTTGATGTTATAAACTTTTTAAGTAATAGTGTAGAATGTTTTAACAACTTTGAAAAATTGTCAGAACCAGATGCTGATAAAAAATGGAAACAGAGTATTAAGGATTATAAAAAAGGTACTGGAAGAGACCCGTCCTGGATGGGAGAAGCGGAAGAGCGTCATTCAATACAAGGTTATATAGAACCAGATTCTATAGCACCAAGCAAAAAAGCACCAAGTGAATTAAAAAAATCACAGCAAAAATTTATGTCAGCAATTACAATTTTAGCAAGGGATATTGCAGACGGAAATGCCAGAGGAAAAATTAGGTCAAAAAATATTGGAGATTTTAGGAAGTATGCTGGACAACTTAAACTCAACTCTGCATCTATTCAGGAACTTACTTTACAAAGTATGGACAACTTTAACTTTGGTGGTACTGATAAACAAAATGTTGCCAGATTAAAGAAAGGTGTAGATGCATTATTTAAGCAAGATATTATTAAAACACCAGAGTATTTAACACCAGCAAATGTTGACAATATATTAAAGAAATCATGGCAGTTCACTATGTCAGATGATATAAAGGACAACGTTTTAAGACAAAAATACATTAACCTATTATCTAAAGTGTCACCATATGTAGACAAAGAAGATATAGAACGTACTATAACAGATGTATCCAAAGTGAGACAGGAAAACGAATTTGCTAGGTATATGAAAGGCGGAAGTTACAGTGGTTTAGGTGTACTATCAGCAGGTAAAGTTACATCACCAGATGCAGTAAAAGAACTACTTAAATTTTTAGAACCATACAAAGGATATACTCATCCTACAAGTCCAGAACATCATGTAAACATAAGAAGTGATGATTCGTATCAAGCAGTTGCTCAAATGAGATTGACACAGAGAATGAGAGACAGAATGGATCACTTGCAGGATCTAAAAACTGACGACAAAGACAAATACCAAAACATTGTAAAGCAACTATCATCTATAGGTAATACATTTTTAACAGCATTAAAACCAATAAATTTTGAAACAGACCTAGGTTTAAAAGACAATGATCAAGATGGTGCAGAATTTTTAGGACTGGCATATCGAGGTTCCGGGCCTAATGATAGATTAAGACGATGGAACGATGATTTAGATAAACTAACTAAAATGTCAGACCCTGAAGACGATACATATAACTTTCCTAAATCATATGATGACCTAGTAATTAGTTCTATAAATCTAAGTGATTATTATACTGCAAAAGAAGGACAACCTCGCTATTTTAAAAAAATGGAAATAAGAGCAGTACTCAAAGAAAGATTTGCCGCAATTAAACAATTTTTATCAGCATTTGATAAGATATTCCAAAAGGAAGGTTTCCTAGATTTAAAAACAGAAATTAAAAATAAAAATCAGTTAGATAAAAGAAATAAAGATTTTGAGAAAAATGTAAGAGGAAAATCCAAAGCAACATATAATATTCCGTCTCATAGTTGGGCATATATGGATAAGAATTTTTATGATACTATAACTGATGATAGTTATAGTGACAGGGCGGCATATCTGGAGAATCATTTAGAACATTTCAATGATGAGTTAAATAAAGGACGCAAAGTTTATTCAATACCTTCTAGTCACTGGAGCGATGCCGAAGATGCCACTAGTGGTTTAGAACTTATAGAAACTTATGAAAGTGCAAAAAATTATTATCATACCTGGAGAAAGAAGGGTTATAAAAAAATAATAAGTAAGTTTAAACGTCTTTACAATGTTAGTTTTGATGAGTTGCAAGATGATAATAATTTTATAAAATTAGACGGCAATAATTACAGCAAGTTAAAAAGTATAGGAATAGAAATTACTCATAAAGGCGATACCAGAAAAGGTATGGAAGGACAAAAAGATCTTATACCAGACGATGAAACAGAAAATCCAATCAGCGGTGAACCACTTAACAGAAGCAGTGGTATTAGTTGGGAAAATATAAACGACGATGCAGAGCAAAAACGTTTTGATGCATTTGAGTGGAGTTTATATCCAGACAAAATGAAAAATGTTGTTGCTAAAGAGATGGCAAATAAAGAAACTAGTTATGGTTCATTTAAAGTAGCATTAGACAATGTTCTTAAAAAAGTACTTGATGGTGATGTTGAATTGGATATTCCTAACAAGCCAGGTATGGATTACATAGCACTTGCAAGAGCGGCTGGTGTAGAAGACATGGATGGTGACAGTTCAAATGGTATAGCAAGTAAAACAAATTGGTCTAACTTAGCAGACTACTTAAAGATTGAAAGAGGTGTAAACGACCAAGGTCCAAACCTACTTTTAAAAGTTTACAATCAACATGATGGCGACCATAACTGGAGACCTAAAGAAACTGACGAAGATGGCAGAAACGTAATTGGATTAAAAAGATGGGCTAGTGCAGTAATGGCCTCTTATGAATATATTAAAAATAATTATAAAGTAAGTGGCGGAAACTATTTTAGAAAAGATGCAGACGGTAATGATGGGGATGATGTAAGTGCTGTATATAGTACACCGCCA